CTGGTCTCGCTCCAATGCAATACAACTTACCAGGCATAAATCCGCCACCCTCCAATGCGTAATCCAGTTTTGAGAATCCCGTCGAGATTGCGGAACTATCTCCCGCATCAATCGCAAGGAACTCAGAATATGCATCCTTTACCGCTTTCCCCACTTGCACTTGGCCCTTGCCCTGGGACAGGGCCTTGGCCACTTGCATATTGAACGTACCCGCTACTTCCTCAACGGAGAGTACGGGATTCTTCAACGCATCCAAACCATGATACAATGCTTTCTCCGCAATGCGACGATTGCGTGTTGTCACCAGATGCTCAACGTATCTGTCCACTCTACCGCCACCATGCATCTCCGAAAGCTCGATTGCCTCCGATGCGTATTCGGGTAACTCGATTGCCACGTCCACCTCGTTTACGTCGGATCGCTTCGCGATCAATGCGAAGATCGCTTGGCGTGCGGGTGAAGTAAAATCCTCTTCGGTTAAACTCTCAAGCGCAATGGCGGAAGACAGATGTGTCTCATCCGCGAGACAAGCGGAGAGAACCGCTTTTTCGGAAACGGAGTAATTCACAGAAGTGGTTGCTTCTCCTTCAACATCTCCTCCGTGATTTCCTTCAATTCCGGTTCGCGCTTTTTCGCTTCGGGTGATTCGATATCCTTCCACGAATGAGCGTTGATCCAATTATACGCTTTCTTCGCAAATTTTCCATGAAGCTTGCAATGACGATTGTATCTCCCCGCTAACTCCGAAGAAGTGAATCCCGTATCAAGAATTTCCTTCCATTGGTTTTTAATCGCAGTAGCTATGAAATTAGTGTCTTCGCGCCTCTCGATTTCCGCGATAAATTCTTGGCTGTATTTTTTTCTCTCCTGCGGTTTCCGCATTATTTCTTTAGAAATAACAAAGTTAGATGACACGTGTGCGCGCGAGGAAGTCGTTGCGCGCAACGAGTTGGCATAATTTGATAGTTGTGAAATTATACATATTTTTAGGCCTTGATGTGGGGCTAAATCATTGTCCTCTAACCATTGCACAAATCTATGCATAAGATTATCTTTTAGTGTTACTGATGTCCGTAATTCTTGCTTGGACACTTGTGTGTTTTCGTGTTGTTCGTCTGTCATTTTATGCCAATTATTGTGCAAATAAATCCTATTATTATTGTGAAAAATATGATGCAGGATACGGCGAAAATCGCCGCATATCCCAACATCACAAGTGCTGATTTAAGATGCTCCTTCATACCTAAGTCCTCATTAAATGATACCTCAGAATCAGAATGGCATCTGCTGTCTTTAATGTAAGTCCCTTGGTTGACGGAAAGAACTGCTTGGCGTGATTCATAAGCGCTTTCTTCCTCTTGTTTGAGGTAAGTCCCTTTAATCCACTCAATCCCTTTTGCCACTCCTGTGGACGCACTAGAACAAATGGAATCTCTAATGCCCTAAGAACCCCTTCCAAGAATCCACAATTCTTACCAAGCTTAAACGAAGTCGAGCTAGGTATCATCTTCCCCGCAAAGGGAGGTACATGCTCTAATACAGCCTCTATGCTTGTAACATCTGGGTGGTCCTTTAAGTCCTGCATATGCTCCACAAACTCGAAGTCCTCATCGAGAGTATGTAGATTTATGCTTGAGTAACTCTTTCCCCATGCAATTGCATACCCGCCGCTCTTACCGGGATCTATCCCAATCGTAAGCTTCATGTCTCCTCTTCCCCATCACCACAATCCTCATTAAAGCGTATTATCAAATCGGGATCGCTAACTGCATCTAGGTTCTCGCCCTGCAAGTGAGCCACCACTTGAGCCAATGCTAATTGCAGTATAGTTACCGCCCCAAAAGTATCCGCTTTTGATAGTTTATCGCTAGATGCATCTAGTGCTTTCTTTGCATTTTCTAAGTAGTTATTCATGCGGCTTTCCTTTCTTGGTCCCGCCTCACCGCGTTACTAAACTCAGTAAGGTCAATTAATTGTCTATTACCTATCGACTTGGATTTAATGTTATATTCGCGGATGATCCGATAAACGTAAGTACGGGATACACCAAACTTCTCCGCCAATGGTTTGATCGCCAAGCGATTCGTCAAGACGGCGGAAGATACGTCAATCTTTCCCACTTCGTCGCCATACGCAGGCCATACGCCAGTCTCCTGGCACTTGGCCCATGTTCGACATGCCTTCTCCATACTTGTGAACTGAGCATCAATATCACGCTCCGCTATTGTCCAACACTTAGTCACGAATGGCGGACTCTTTTCCACCGCTACGAAGATGAACTGCTTTGGTTTCTCACCCATCATACGGAGTGCGTGCATATACCAACACGCTTGAAACGCATAACCGAATTGGCGTACACTTTTCTTAAAACCCCATTCACTCGCATCCATCGTGCTTTTTAAATCAATCACCACACCCGCGCCGGGCAGATATAAGTCTGGACGAACCTTACACTTAGCGCCTTCCATCTCAAAATAACCCGTTCCCTCGATAATCGCATCCACCTCAGATAAGTAAGTCTTTAATACCGGATTATCCAATGCGGCACTCGCCATATCCAATACCAAGTCATAATCGGATGAGTTTAACCATATCTTACCAGGTTCATTCTTTTGCATAAGCTCGAATGCTTCGCGGTAATGTTTAGTCTTTGAACTCTTCCCATCAATCTCGGTTGGCTTTACCGCTACCTCGTCATCAAACTTGCCAGGTTCAAGCGTGGCCGTATGGAATGCATTACCTATCGCTAACGCGGGTGTAGATTCCCGTGGATGATCCATATCATATTTCACTTTGGCTGGGCATGTAGTATTTAACGCCCATGCCACGGACCGCCCTAATTCGGGCGATCCATGATATGATTCGTTTGTGATTCCTTGCGTTAACATGACATTTCGCGCTTGAGGATTTCACGCACCCATGAAGACAAACTAAGCTTCTGCTCCTGTGTGTATTCAACGAGTTTACGCTTCAATGATAAGGGCATACAGATGGACAATGTCTGATTTGGTTGATGAGGATTCATCTTTTCTCCCTCGCAGTAATCTTTGCTTTTATACTTAGGCATCTCAGTCTTCCTTTCTAATTTGCACAAGATGAGTTTGCTCCCTTTGTTGTCTCAGATTTCCATAACCGCACCATTCCCCAAATGGAAAAGACACATGATCCGAGTTGCAGGAGAACCATTACTCCACCTTCATGCTCTTTATCTACTGCCGCGCAGTAAAAGCCCCAACAGAATGCGAGTCCGATTATAGTAAACCATGTTTTGGCTATTTGTTTATTTGTCATCAGAATGGGTCCTCTTTTGGAGTTTCTTCTTCCTGAGCGGATTCTGCGAATGGATCTTCACCTCGATATAAAGCACTCATGTCCACCTTTGTATCCTTGAATGCCTCAATGATTTCCTCCGCTAATTTCTTGTGCGGAGATGGAGTCATTGCATATGAGGTCTCAAGCCCTTCTCCATTCCGTACAATCTTTAGGTCATACTTACGCGGATCGCCCCAATCCTCATCCTTCGCAAGAGTAAGTAAATCCTGGCGCAACTTCGCTTGAGTCATCTCAAAAATCTGAATTGCTTTATCAGCGTAGTTCCATACCAGTAGCGCATAAAACTGCCTCGGATTTTCCTTGAATTTACGCGGTGCTTCTTGGTCTACTTCCCAACGAAAAGGTTTGCGATTACCTTCGTCATCTTCTGCCCAACCAAGCATACCCTGTATATTCGTTCCATCTTCAAAGCTACCAAGGATGCGGAATAAATTCGATCCCTGCTGTAACTTCATATACTTACCGCCACCACTACCAGAGTTTTGCGGAACTTCTTTTAGATTATCTAAGAATGCCATATTCTATTTTTTATGTGTTTTATTGTTGTTTTATGTATTTTTTACTTGTGGTTAGTGTCTTTTGTGTATTGATGTAGGTTATGCCAAGAGAAAATCTAACATCACCAATCAGTATTAGACTCCACAAAAACGTACGCGAAAAAGTTCGCTACTTATCCGAAACAGTAAGCTTACCGCAGGCTCAAATCTACGATATTATCCTGCAAGCCGGTTGTAAGGCGCTTGATGAGATAAAGGGAGAAAAAGTGGAATTTCCTTTGCCCCTTCGGTTTCAGCTAAAGAAGTAAGTTCCTTTATTAAAGTCTCGTAAGTAAGCGTAACGGGAGCATTCCCCGTCACCGTGACCGTGCCATTTCCATTCGGGCGGAGTATTAAATTATTGTCGTCAAAGCCAGAACCTATTGTATTCATTTGTATTAATTATATATGGATTTATGTTTAGTTCTTGGGCAAGAAAAATGGGAGTTAGAAGCTAGTTAGAAGCTAGGTAGAATCTGCGGTTGGCCCACGTATACCTTGGCCGTCATTTCAACACTCGAATGTCCGAGCGCTCGTTGAGCTATGAATGCATTGTTTCCGTTAGCTCGCATTACGCGATGGCCACAATACTTTCTTAGTCTATGTACAGGCCGATCATCCGTAATTCCGCAAACTCTTCTTAGAAAGCCTGGGAACTCGCGAGTGATTCGATCCTCTTGGACGGGAACAATTAAATTGTCGTCCGATGTCTTAAAGGAAATTACTTCATTCCACCATGCCGGATCGCAAGGACGATCTTGGAAATCGCCACCACTTTTAGGCGCGTGTATGCGGATAAGTTTGTTTCCGTCAAAGTCTTCAAATAAATCGCCAAACTTAGCGCGTTGTATCTCAGAACTGCGGAGACCTAGTCCATATGCCAATGCATAAGCTAAATATAAATCACGATCCGTATTCTTTAAGTTACCGCAATGAGTCGTTATATCGCGCAACTCTTTCCGGTCTGGATCAAATGGCGCAACTTGTACGCCTTCCAAACTTAAAGCGATCCAATTGGCAAAACAACTAACGTCGATGCCTAACTGCTTATACCTCGCAATCCATCCTTTAGCGAAGATCGAGCGAGCTTGGCGCATCTCGTTGGTTCCGCGCTTAGTTACCCAATCATCGCAGATGGGTATGCCATCAGTAGTTCGCTTGAACTGACCTATATCGTCCTTCTCGATATCGATACCATAAAAAATCAGTATCTGCTCCATTCGCTTCACGTTATTACGCTTAGTTTTGGAATTAGCTTGTCGCTTCGCAACGAGCTTTTGCGTTGTATAGATATTGAATAATTCTGTGATGGGCAAGGAATCACGGATTTCAATAGAATTGAATCCTTTATTTTCCATAGGGTATGCTAAATCACCTACCGAAGTTTTTGGAGATTGTAAAGAATACATTTTTGAGAAGTTTGGATAATTATTATTTTCGCGTTAATTATCGCTCCTCAGTCCCAACGTCACTTGGTACCGGGCCGGGGACTCGAACCCCGAACCAATTGATTAAGAGAAAATAGGCAAAGTAAGTTTAGTCAATTGCTCTTATCATTTGATTAGCGATGGATGTATCAAAAACACTAGAGACATAATAAGTCAACCCCTTTTGTACAAAAAAAACATATTTGTGCAAAAAAAGAGGCATCACCCGTAAAGAATAATGCCTCTGAAAGATATATATATGTTGTTAGGTTAGTAGCTTTCTAGCGATTTGTCAATCCTCTAGCAATCCTGCCTGTAGTAAATATGCGTTAATTCTTCTTTGTGTTTGCATTGATGCTTTTGGACCCATCTCCAAAAGCATTGCCATGAATTTTGGGTCTTGCATAGCCTTCGTCAACACACCTTGTACTTTTAATGCGGGTACTTTCTCAATGGTTTTTTGAGCAATTTTTGAAAATGC